GGACCCTAAAGCCGAAGCATGGGCTGAAAGGAATGAATGGTTTGGTAAAGATGAAGCTATGACATACGCTTCGTTTGGTATTCACAAGAAACTTGTGGAGGAAGAGGGGTATAATCCATCTTCTGATGAATACTACGAAGAGATTGACAAAAGGCTTCGTAACGAGTTTCCCCAGAAGTTTAACGATGGGGGAGAAGTCCAAGGAGGCAAACAACCCGCTCAGACCGTTGCCTCTGCAAATAGGACCACACGAGCTGGGCGCAAAACAGTGAGGCTCACACCATCACAAGTAGCGATTGCTAAAAAATTAGGTGTGCCACTTGAAGAATATGCGAAATACGTGAAGGAGTAGGCATATGAATAAAATTGAAGATAAAAAGACTCCACGCGCTGTCCAAACCCGCGAGAAGACGACTCGTAGGAAACCATGGGCACCACCGTCATCCCTAGATGCACCGCCTGCACCCGATGGGTTTAAACATCGATGGATAAGGGCTGAAGTTATGGGCATAGATGACAATAAAAATCTTTCTTCTAGACTTAGAGAAGGATTTGAACTTGTTAGAGCCGATAGCGGAACTCAATATCCGACTATACAGGAAGGAAAATACAAAGGTGTTATAGGAGTGGGGGGATTGTTGCTGGCAAGAATACCGGTAGAAATCGTTGAAGAACGTATGGACTATTTTGCACAACAGACGCAAGATAAAGAAACTGCGATTAACAATGATTTACTAAAGGAAGAACATCCCAGCATGCCAATCTCTAAACCAGATAGGCAAAGTCGTGTAACCTTCGGTGGTAACCGGAAAGACTAATTTTTTAGCTTTCTTCCCATCGAATTAAATTTTAACAACCTTTAACAAAAGGACTAACGATGGCAAATAAAGATGCGGCTTTTGGGTTTAGACCCGTAAGGCATTTAACTGGTGGCGAAATTCGTTCTAACGAATACACCATTGCCGCGAATTATGGCACTGACATATTTCAAGGTCAGTGTGTAAAAGCTGTAACCGCAGGTGGTATTGAAGCCGCGGCGGCAGGTAACGTAATTCTAGGCGTATTTGGTGGCTGTTTTTTTACAGATCCAACTACTAGTAAACCAACATTTAGTAACAACTATCCAGCAAGCACAAATGCTTCTGATATTGTTGCTCTTGTTTACGACGATCCAAGAATCGTCTTCGAAGTCCAGCATGATGGTACAGGCACAGCGGCGATGAATTTCGCTGGTTTTGACTTTACAGGAACATCAGGAAGTTCTGCTACTGGTAGATCAACTCAAGAGTTAGATACTACTACAGCAGGTACAGATGGACAATTTAAACAAATAGGTATTTCCAAGGATCCCGACAACAGTGACACGAGTTCAGCAAACGTTAACGTTTACGTAATTCCAAACACTGCGGAGCATTCTTACTTACTAACAACAGCGTTAAGCTAATAGGAGTCTAATATGCCAATATCAAGAAATCAACTGGTAAAGGAACTAGAACCCGGCTTAAACGCCTTGTTCGGTTTGGAATATGCCAGATACGAAAATCAACACGAAGCTATCTATGATATAGAAACTTCGGACAGAGCTTTTGAAGAAGAAGTAATGTTATCCGGTTTCGGTTCCGCGCAGGTAAAACCAGAAGGTACGTCAGTTAACTTTGACGATGCTACTGAGTCTTTCACTGCTCGTTACACACACGAAACTGTAGCACTTGCTTTCGCGATTACTGAAGAAGCTGTAGAGGATAACCTTTACGACAGAATCAGCTCTCGTTACACAAAAGCACTTGCTCGTTCAATGAGTAACACCAAACAAGTAAAAGCGGCTAACGTATTAAACAATGCGTTTGATTCATCTTTTACAGGCGGTGATGGAGTAGAACTATGTTCTACAGCACACCCGTCAACTGGTGGGAACATTAGAAATGAGTTGTCAACTGCTTCTGATTTGAATGAAACTTCACTCGAACAAGCGTTGATCGATATTTCATTGTTAACTGACGATAGAGGATTAAAGATCGCTCTTAACGGAAGAAAACTAATTATACCGGTACAACTACAGTTCGTGGCTGAAAGATTGATGAAATCAAATCTAAGAACAGCAACATCTGACAACGACATTAATGCTATTGGTAGCATGGGTATGTTACCAGAAGGTTATGTAGTAAATAACTACTTAACTGACACTGATGCATTCTTCATTATGACTGATGCACCAAATGGCATGAAGATGTTCCAAAGATCACCTATCACTACTAAAATGGAAGGTGACTTTGAAACTGGAAACGTAAAATACAAAGCAAGAGAGAGATACTCTTTTGGTTTCTCTGACTTCAGAGGTATTTTCGGATCTCCGGGAGCATAGAACTAATTAACGTGGGGGGCATGCCCCCCACAAACAACTAGGATAAACTTGTCATGCCGACTGCCCTAGCAGACGCTCGTAGAGACGGTATGATGAAAACTACGAGGTAAGAATGGCTAATTCAACTTTTAGTGGT